AGAATTTAACAAAACAGTATTTCGCACAAGCCGCTTAATTGCGGTTTTTTTGTGCCCGAATTTTCGTAAGCCTGAGCGATAGAAGGCAAAAACCTACGCATTCATGCGACAAATGAAGAGAGAAAAGTATGTCAGAGTTAAGTGATCAAGCAATAGACGATGCCGTGGCAAGTGGCGATTTGGATGCAATCAATAAGTTATTGGACGCATACGAAGAAGTAGGAGCCGAGGAAAAAGAGGTCGAAGATCCGAAAGAAGAATTGGCGTTAAGTGATGTTCCAGCTGAAGAGGAAAGCCCCGATCAGGCCGAATCAAAAGCAGAGGAAGACACTAAACCCAAAACTGAAGACGGTGACAGCGAAGCGACCAGCGCACCAGAAGGTATTTTAACTAAAGATGGCAAGCATGTAATGCCCTACGCTCGATTCGAGCAAAAGCAGAAGCAGGTTGCCGAACGTGATCAAGAAATTTCATCTCTTAAAACGCAGATGGAGGATCTTAAAAAAGCATCGGAGGAAAATAGCGGCCTTTTAAATAAATTGAAGGAGTCGGGTGTTGATCCAGAAAACATCAATGACCCCAGCAATTTAACAGAGGAACAGCTAGAAGCTCTCGATGAGTTCGACGATCTCGGTCAAACAGTTAAAGCCGTCTATCAGAAAGCAGATGCACAAAGCAAAAGAGTGGAAGCACTTGAGTCGCAGATTGCGAAGCTTTTAAAGCAAAACGAACCGAAAGATGAAGGTATGGCGGCTATTGAGTCAGACCCAAACCTAGGCGAGTGGATTAACGACCCTGATATATGGCCAATTGCACAAGCGCACGACACTACGCTTCAAGCCTTGCCGCAATATAAAGACCTCTCTCTAAAACAACGCATCCCTGAAATTGTAAAGCGTGTTCAAGCTGACCTTGGAATTACGCCTTTTGATAACGCGAAAGCGGAGCCAAAGGTTGACCCCGAGAAGTTAGCGGGACAGATCGCTCAAAAACAGCTTCAGGACAAACAACAAATCCCGTCCTCACTTACCGAATCCGGCACTTCTCCCTCGGTTGAAAAATCGTTTGTGGAGCAGATAGCCGAACTTTCTGGACAGGCGCAAATTGACGCTTTAGAAAAGCTCACGCCCGCCATGAGAGCACAGGTATTCGAGGCGATTTAATTAGGAGGCTATCATGCCTACGAACATCTCCGATGCACAAGCATCAAAACTATTTGGCCAAGCGTTATTCGTAGAAGCCAGTTCCGCTAACGTCTTTTCAAACTTACTTTGTGACAGCGCGCCTATGGCAGTTGAAGAAAGCAAGGTTGATGGATCTAAGCAAACCAGCAAAGCCGCTCCATGTGTTCGAGTTACTAATCTCGAAAAGCAGGCCGGTAACGAGCTTACTTTAGACTTGTTCCAGCAATTGCACACAGAACCAGTGATGGGCGACGACGACATCGAGGGCCGCTTAGCTTCATTGAAGAAAGGCGAATTCTCGTTAAAGATTGACCAATATCGTCAAGGCGTCGATTCTGGCGGCAAGATGACTCAGCAAAAAACACCACACGACTTGCGAAAAGTTGCTCGTTCTTTGCTTGGTCCACAGGGCAATAAGTTACGCGATCAAGTAATGCAGGTTCAGCTTGCCGGTGATCGTGGAACGCTTGAGCGTAAAGATTGGATGGTGCCGGTAGCTACTGCCGCAAGCTTTAGCAAAATCATGGTTAATCCGGTTCGCCCGCCCACTTTTGATCATCATACCTATGCTAATGGCAAGACGGCAATGGACGGCCTTGTTGCAGCTGACACTTTCTCGCTTACTGACGTTGACAGATTGATGTTGCAGATCGAAGAAGATGCCTTTCCCTTGCAGCCTATTAGCTATACAGGTGATGAGCGCGCAATGTATGACCCGCTTTATGTGCTCTATATTAGTCCTCGCCAATGGTTTGACTTTTGGACTTCGGCCTCGGCTGAAAATACAAGCGGTCGCCGCTGGCAGGATCTTATTACGGCAGCCCATAACCGCACTAAAGGCATGGATCATCCTTTATTTAAGGGTGATTGCGCTATGTGGTCAAACATCTTGATCAAAAAAGCGCCTCGCGCTATTGGTTGGAATGCTGGCGATGTTGCAACGGTATCAACTAATGAAGCTACTGGCTTGATTACAGCTGATGTAACTCCTAGCGTTCCTGTCCATCGTGCGGTATTACTCGGCGCTCAAGCAGTTGCTGAAGCATGGGGTGATGCTGGTGGTAAGTCTCCGTTCAAGCATATCAGCAAACTTGTCGATCACGATAACCGAGTAGAGCAATCAATCTCGTCTATTCGTGGTTGTGCCAAGATTCGCTTTCAAGGTGGTGATGGTCGAGTTAATGATCATGGCGTTATTGCTTTGGACACGGCTGTTTCAGTTTAATCTTAACGGCTCCTTTTGGGGCCATTTTTAATTCTTTTAAGAGGAATCCATTATGGAATCTAATATTTTCAATAAGCCCATTTATTCGGGCACCCATGGTAATGCCAAGACGGAAATTGCGAAAGTTACTTCTGCCATTGGCGTTTTAGATCAATTAATCCAAGTGCAAGCTGGGACAACCATCGTTAGCACTGCAGCTTTTGGCGCTGCGGGCACGATTGGCTATCTTGATGGCGTAACATCTAGCGCTGCAGGTCTTGATGGTGCTTTTGAGCCGTACACATTCGCAGAGGATGGTGAGGTTACTTACACACCTTCTGCAGATGGTGCAGCAACGGTCGTCATTAACTATGTTTAATTAAACGGCCTCTCGGGGCCGTTATCTATTCGGATATAAATTACAACCAAACTAAAGTGTTTTTAGTAAAGTTAGGGCCCTAACTAAACTATTTTTACTTTAGTTTGTTCGAGGCAAAACTATTTTTACTAAAGGCTGGGTAGGTGAATGTTAATTCAAGAGATAGAATCGCATATTCGAGAGATTTTGCGCGACATTGATGAAGACCAGTATACGAGCGAGTTTATCTATAGTGCGATTTTAAGTGCTGAGCTATCAATTCACTCATACCGGCCGGACGCAACATCGACAGAATTAGACGTGGTGTGCGTGCAAGGCTCAAGGCAATCACTGCCAACAACCGCAACACAATTACTGTCAGTGGTCCGCAATGGTTCGCCATCGTCGGTAGGGAGGGTTATTCATCGTGTCAGTGAGACAAGCTTGAATACATTTACCCCCGATTGGCAATCAGCTACACCACAGGCAACAGCAAGGGAGTATATTTTTGATGAGAGAGAGAAAACGGTTTTCTATCTGAATCCGCCTATCGACGCTGGCGGCAGCATTACAGTTATTGCGAGCATGACGCCACAGCCTAATTTGGTAGTGGACGCAACCACACAAACAACTGTGAATGATGAGTACCGGCAGCCATTGATTGAGTATGCGCTTTATGTGTTGTTCAGCTCTGACACAGAGGGCACACCTAATATTTCTAGGGCTCAAACCCATCTAAATACCTTCGCTAACGTTCTCGGCGTTAGCTGGCAGGCAGTGCGCGGACAGTCGCCAAAACAGGTTGCTTACGAAAAATAATGGCTAGAATCGATATACGTGTCCCGTTAGGTGAGATGCCAAAGGTTGAGGACCACCAGCTAAGCCAAAATTATGCCGGTGAAGCTCGCAATATGGACCTGCGAAATGCAACATGGAAAACCTATAAAGCACCATTAGACCTTTCTCAGCCGATACTTCCGGCAACAAAAACTATCTACAGATACAATCCTGATTCTGGAGGCTTCTTATTTCAGTTTGATAATGTCGTGGACGTTATAAGGGGGCCGATAGCTTCTGACACCAATCTTATGACTTATATTTTTGGTGATGGAGTGCCTAAGTTTACGGTTTCCAGTATTGCCCAAACTGCCGCACCTTATCCGTCCGCCACTTATGATCTTGGTATTCCGGTGCCGGTCGGGGCGATAAGCGTTACC